GCGGCGCGCGGTCCCATTAACATCCGCAATATGCGGAAAGATTACTGCATTTTTTTGCAGAATAACATCCGCAATATGCGGAAAGATTACTGCCAAATTCAGCAGAATAACATCCGCAATATGCCCGCGGCGCGCGGTCCCATTAACATCCGCAATATGCGGAAAGATTACTGCATTTTTTTGCAGAATAACATCCGCAATATGCGGAAAGATTACTGCCAAATTAAGCAGAATAACATCCGCAATATGCGGAAAGATTACTGCATTTTTTCGGCAGGATAGCATCCGCAACATATGGACTCATTCATCTCCGCGGCGTGCGGTCCCATTAACCTCCGCAATTATGGCTGCGTCAACATTCATCAAAATAAGTCTGATATATAAACATAAATTTTTTTTATTATATATTTATATAAAAATGGCGAAACAGAATATGGGATTAACTTTAAATCAGGAAATATTCATAGGGATAACCTTTATTGTTATTATCATTATAATGATACTTGTTAAAGATAAAATTATGGCTATATTAATCGTAGGTCTAGTTGCTAACTTCTTAGCTATTAGTTCACAACTAATTGTTATTAATGATCGTCATCTACAAAATCAATCCGAAAAAAATGGTTTTGAAAATGCAATTGATCCACATACTGATACACTAGATCCTCCGACTGTAATACCGCGAGATCCTCTAGTAATCGATCAATTCAATAATAAATATGATTTATATCGGGATTCATGTAATACACGTGATATACCACGTGATGTAGCTATTTCGGGCGTATATGATTCGTATGAAGGTAAGATTGATATATTACCGCCAAAAAATATGTTAAGTAAAATTATTGATAAAAACAATATTGGTTATGATGCAGATGCACGATCTGTGCGAGAAAAAATAATTCGTGATGATAATGATCGTGTAAATCCAGTAAGTAGCACTCGTAAACTAATCCATAAATATATTATACCGGAAGTAATTGATGAAGAGAAGAAACCTTGGTGGGGTTAAATATATAATGACTTAGATATTTTTTTAACTTAAATAATATTAAGATTCTATATTATATATATTATTATTTAAGTCAAAAAAATATCTAATACGCTATTATGTCTCGATATACTGGAAATGAATTTACTGATCGTAAATCGGAAATCGTATTACAATCATTATTTGATATTAAAAAGGATCTAAAACAGTCAAAAGATTTAATGGATGTCTATCATAAGAAAGTTATGGAATGGGAATGTAGAGATATGAAACAACTTGGAATTAGTGATCATTATATGATTTTAGATTCATATCAAAAACTGGAAGATTCACGTCCAGATCGTGGAGAATATAAATTTCATTTCAATCCTCGAGGCGCAACTCGAGATCAAGCGATTGGAATTAGAGACGATATTACCCGGATTATCGAAATGACTGTGAGTAAATTTACAATCCCACTTACATCATTGGTTTCATTTAACAAAAGTGTAATAGATGCTATTGACCCATCATTATCTGTTTTGAATCTGACTCAAAATACAACAGTACCATCTACAAGTATATCGACTGTAGCTGATCACACTCAACAATATGCTCATCGAAGAATTACTATGTATATGCGTGATATTAGTGCTCAGTCATTTATGGATAATGAAGATGCGCGTCACCATTTTGAATTTGAAACAACTGGATCTGGACCTGGATCTAGTTCTGTAACCGGACACACAAACGGTAATAGTATATTATTAACACCGATTGACGATAATTATGTGTTTACAGATCCTATTAATCATGTACATGGTATGGTTGTTAATTTCTTTAATCCTGATTATGCACTTAAGATGCCACCTGATGTAATTTATGGTGTATCATTTTATGCAATGGATACGACTGCGTTTACCGGTACTAATATTATTCAAATTCGGTTTAATGAACCAACGGGTCAGTTAACTTTATTGGTCGGAGATCGGATATTCTTTAAAGGATTCGAAAACTATTATGATGACAAAATAACTCAAAATCATACTCTTAATAGATATATTAATCGTCCGGAAGGTCATATTATCGGTCTGGATCCGATTGACACTACTAGTACTGCAAGTGGAATTGTATTATCTACAAATAATACATATAAGTTATATTTGAATCCAATTATTCAAACCACTAGTTTAGATGGTCCAACCGGTTCAGGAAGTGCATATGCAGATAGTGACGAGATTAAATCGAAAACTCGGGTTAATATGTATATTGCTAAGAATAGAATCCGTATTCCGATCCGATTCCGTACACTTACAAAAAAATATACAAATGGTATAGTTGCTATTTAACCCATGATGGCATTGGTTTATTATCATCATCACATTCTTTATATGTACCATTAATATGTTGATTAATTATGGTGCTAATAAAATCTAAAATCTTCTCAGATGCGACATCAAACTCAACAAAATTATGTTCATAACTCGCAAATACACGTTTGATATCCGGTGAAAATTGGATTATAAAACTAAGATGTGATTGTTTTGAGTTTTTAAATGATATAGAACATAATATAGTATTATTTTTTGGATATCCCAAATACGCAATCATTGGATTATGAAGTGCCTTGTTCCACCGGATATTTTTTATTTTAAAATTCCATATATTTATCATTTTTTCAACAAGAGGGGTCCGCTTTAATAACTCATTCGTCCTAGAGAAAAATTCATCATCCGTTTCATCTGAATCGCCCCAATCAAACTGGTCCATTTTGAATCTATATATATATATGATATATATTTGTTCATTCAAAATTTGAATCCCATATATATTATTTAATTCACTTTGTTATTATGGATTCAGTATTTCCCAAATACCGATTCCGACATGATGACCCAGATTATTGTAACAAAATTGGCTGGGCAAGTGCAATTTTCTTATGCGGATCTACACTAATTATATGGACTATCGTATTTATTATTCATAAATTCATTTGAAATATACATGTATAATCGTATTGTAATGTTACTGCAAATACGGATGATCGCTCGAATATGTTAGGATATGATAACATATCTGTTAATTCGGAGTATATACTTTCGATATACGGATCATCATACATCATAGTTAGAACATCTGGAACATGACTAAATGGTACATATAATATAGTATATTGTTCGCAATTTGTGTCATTATTAATATTTCCAGATCCTATAGCCATTATAATATTTCTGTTATCTTTTTTAATGAGTCCTGTTTTACATATAGTATTTCTCAATAGTGTTGCAACACCATCTGGGAATTTTTCTCTTGTATAGTTTCCTGAAATAGGAAAATCGTTAAGTGTACGACATATACAAAATTTGCCATATATTTCAGAAATCTCGTCCATTGTATTTATATATATGCAGTCGACAGTGTATGAACTTATTTATATAAAAAATTCAAATTTTACAAAAAAATACAGTATAATAACTGATAAATTCTTATATAAAATGGAACAATATTTCAAAGAACATTCAGATAATTATGATAACATCAAAAAGATAATATCAGTCGTACGGTTTTTAGATAAATATATTAAATATGGGATTATGACACAACTTAAAACCGATGATTGGACACTTGAAAGAAAATCAAATATACTAGTAGAAGGTAGTATCTTGATTGAATATCATCATCGTCAAATGTCATTATCTATTTCTGGAATTAAATATGTACTAGGATCTCGATATCATGATAATATAATCGTAGATAGTTCTGTATTCGTACAACTTATGTATGCTATAGAAAATTTACATATTCATCCATTTATTTTAATCAATACTCCGATCGAATATCTGCGGACATTTAATCCAAAAATAAACGTTATTACATGTGCTAATATACATTATTCGATTTTATTATCAAGTATAGGTATTCTCGACCATATTCAATGGATTTATGATGGATTGGGGATTAGTGATGATGGTATATCATATCATAGTAATATAGAATGGAAAGAAAAAGTACAAACTCGAATTAAGAAATGGTATGATTTGATAGAATCCGATATAAAAGCAGTAACACCGGATATGGTGCGTAAAAAATATGCAATATCGATTATTAAAAAATCATATCCCACATTTATTCTACCCATGCAGGTATTGTAACTAAATTACAATAGTCCACTACAAAAAAACCAATTGTGTATTTTGGTTTCACTACTACTCATCACACAGCCTCAATCTACACCTTTTCAGCCTCAATGCGCGCCTTGTCAGCCTCGACGCGCGCCTTGTTAAAAGCGTTCCATGCCGAAACAAACCGATCGTACTTCTCTTTCTCAGTCGCGATCCCACACATCCGGATGTTCGTTTTCGACATCACTCCGATGTCTTTGAACGCTTCCACTTCGCTGCCCGGCGTCACATCGTACCCGTACTCGGTCTTTGCCACATCGCCGAACTCCAACGCCGCAACGTAGGCGTTCGTTTCGCGTTCAGCAGCACGAGCTTTTTTTAACTTTTTCCACGCCTGTGCGACCTTCTCATAGTCTGCACCATAGGCAATGAAAGCGCCATATTCACCACCTTTAGGCACTACAACTCCGACCGCATCGAAGACAGCATCGCGGAACTGGACCTCATGCTTGTCACAGATTTTTTGTTTGCGGGCTAGAGTCTTGTACGCGGTCTTCAGATCCCTGCGGATGTACGACATGTTGATTTTTTTGCACCAAAACGTAATTTCGTCGATTTTCACTATCAAACCCCGTCAACACAAATGACTCGAACAGTTCTAAATCGCTAATAAATTACTGAGATTAAAAAAATTCAAATTTAACATATTATCATACCTTTTTAAGGTCGAAATGACACAATCTTCCCGGCACTATTCATTGTAAATAAGTCCGCCATAGTGATTTTGAGTCTGTCACTCGGGATCGTAATCGTGACTGGTACATACACACAGACCTCCTTAGATAGTACGAACTTTGCACCACAACAATCTTTACCAGGTCCACAGCCCGGACAATTATCACGATAACATCCATGTTCACCATACATGCAATGACGCATCATATTACATGAGTTACCGTTATGTGTCATATATCCGTCACATCCCGGACACTTGATAAGAATAGGTTGTTCTCCAGAACTACAACTTTCACATGAGAAGATTCCGGCGGCACCTTCCGCCTGTACACATCCGATATCATCAACACATACAATACCACGACACTGTCCATGTTTAGCCGCTGTACAAGCGTAAATTGGCTTCCCAGATTCGACAAGTTTTTGTACGCGAGTTGCAGTTCCATAATAACTACTAGTTACTAACTTATACATTGTCTTAGAAAATTCCCCACACTCCGGGCATACACAGAGATTAACTGGGATACGTCCACCCTTTTTAACTGCAGCTGTGAATAGACTACGCTGTGATGATTGGCAATTATGGCAGATATAATATTTACAGTTGTCACAACTCGTAATCAAATTATCATATCCTGGAATAATCGGACATTCACACATAACACAATCCGGGAATTCAGGGTTCTTAACATTTACAACAAGTCGCACTTCATCAGAGGTCACCGGTGCATTCGTATCATCATTCATAACTCGGAGATCTGGTCGTGTATTAAACTGCGTGATTGGGTTAATATCTGCCGCTGTTTTAGCCGCAACATACGCTTGAATCGAATAATGTCCGCTGTTATATAAATCAAATTGAGACTCCGGGATACCCAACATCCGGCATGCATCAATAACAGATAATGACCGTGCATGAGTCACATACCGGATTTTTTCACCACCAAATGTCGCTTCACGTTCAGCCATATAACCTGTAATCTTTGTCATAATCTCATCATGATTGGAACTATAATCTCCCTTAAGAAATTTCTCCCGATATTCATGATATAATAAACTGTTGATTTGACGAATAGCCGCATTATTCTTCCAATCCGAATTCAAATCGAACTTAGTAAAATCACCTACAAACTGTCCAATATCGGTAGGATTTTGTCCTGTTCGAATCAAGTAGCAGTCTCGGTTGAATAGCGTACCGGGTTCAGGATGATCATCAAGATACATAAATTTGATAATACTATTTTTAGAATAATAAAGAATTCCGATAGATGGTACATTATCATTCGGATTCTTCTTATAATGGAGCTTAAACAATTTACCATGATTAGGATGCTTACAGCCTGCAACTTTTACTTGATATAATTGAAATGCACCAATAACTCTTTGAATCATACTCTTAATATTTTCAAATTGTTGTTTCATATTCATAAATGGTAAGATAATATCATCCATAGTCTTAAATTTAAGACCACGATCACTAATAAACTTCAATACTAGTCCAATCACATGTGGCGAGAAATTACTAGTTTCGAAATACTCATTACCCGTTTTTGGGTCCCGGGCTTTGAATACTCCTTCTGCTACGGTAGGATCCGTAAATCTAGCTGTGTTAAATAATTCGGAAAGTCGGTATAGATTCTTCGAATTATCCGTCGCAGCACTTGATACTTCAGATGTAATAGCCTCGTACAACGCACAGCCTAGAACAAATGTCTTAGATGTATTCAATACGACACCAATAGATTCAGTTAATGACTTAAGTGCCGTCCAGCGGCATTCACCGATAGTTGAAACCATAGCCAAGAACTTATACCCATCTGGGATGTCACATTCCGCTGATAGAACAATAATATTATCAAATAAAGTACGTGCAAATTCAACAAATTCCTTCATCGAATACTTACCAAGTGGATTTACTACAAATGTTGTCTTAATAACTACCTTATATGACGCCGTACGATTATTAAGCCACTTCAGATAGTTTAGCTGTTCTTCACCACCAAATGCTTCCTTCCGAAGTTTACCAATTGCCTCGAATACGTTAATTTTATCAGGACGACTCATAGCCCATTTATCAATAACATCAGTATAGATATCTTCGATTGTATATGCCGATGTAGGCTTTTCTGTAATAGGAATGTTCCACAACTTAGCTGTTTTAGCAACAAATTCAACCACATCAGTCATTAAATCAATAAGTCGAGTATTCTTCATCATAGAAAGTACACGGTGTAATGTCGAATATACACTGTTTTTGAGTGCAAATAACTTCCAATCAGTCGTCATTGCACGAATCATATACTCAATCATAACCATAATAAATTGGGATCGATGTTCACCAAGTGTATCAATTAATTTAACAATAGTCTGAGGGAATAGACATGCTCTGATTTGAAACCCCGGAATAGTATAATAGTCGGGATTATATTTAGTTACTGTCATAGGAAAATTAGTAGTTAGACCAGTTGAATACGGAATACATGTCTGCTTGTTAACTCGAAGTACAGTCTGAAAACTGTTACTAAGATATTCTTCAAGCTTTTTATTTGTTGCTGCCTTAGAGCTGGTTGCGAAATAAATAAAATGTAGAAATCCACAGTTATTGAGTTTACCAACAATAGCGGCATTTGTTAGTGCATTAATAAAATCAGTAGCGGGTACATCATAGTTATAACCATTCTGAAATACAGTAAATTGACCATCTCCAATGAAAATGAATCCAAATGGAATTTCACCAGTAAATGATTTAAGAAATTCGACAAGTGCATACTGATTAGTTCCAAATTCACACCAGCTGATATTTTGGCTCACAAATTCGGCATATGTTTGGACCCTATATTTTACTATTTTCAATGCATTATCCCCATTTGGGCAATACCCAAATGGGACTAAGATAAGATCAATAAGCGGATATTTTGTACTTAATCCCGCCATAAATTTCTGTACAACCGGAACCACATCCTTCATAGAACCGGATACATCCAGGAAAATATAGATTACTTTGATTTTATGGGTTTCCCCAGGTTTACTCGGACAAATACTATCTTTTTCCGGATTTAGCTGCTGCTCATATGTACTGTAGTCTTCCTTCGATCCTCCGCCCGATTGTGCCATGTTGAACGTCACACAAGTTTGAAATCCAATGAAACTGAAGTGGGTTATGATTAAATTTTATGGTGATATAAAATTCAAATTTGGATTAAAAAACAAGAAATAGTATTTTGTTAAATTTGAATTGTATATTTTTTAATTATATAATATATATTCATATTACAAGGGTTTATTCATATTAACGGGGTTTATAAATATGTCACTCGCACTAGCTGATCTTGAGCAGTCTATCGAAAATCTAAAGGGTCAATATATTGCAATGCCTGAAGATTTCTATCCTCATATCACTGAACGATTAATTTCTAGGTACAAGATTTATATTGATCTTCTTAATACACTAATATCACATCAAACGGGTGTTAATAAATTACAGCGTATGGTCGATGATCAAACGGTTAAAGAAACTCAGGAACGACAGCAACTGATGCTCCAAGAATTCAAAACTAAACATAATAATGAATTTCAAAATGAAATGGATTTGATTAGTAAAAAATATGATTACACAACTGGATATTGTGTTGAAATATATGTTACTCCAGATTATACATCTGACCAAGAAATTGCAAGTCAGATGCAGAACTTTATGATTGATAATATTAGTAAAATGGAAAAAGAGTTTTTCGAATCTAAAAAACAATCTTTACAAATTGAATTCGATGAAACGCTGAAAAAATTTACAAATGAACTTGGCGCTGAAACAACTGCTATTATTGAACAATGTATGAAATCGACTAAATTTCATGAAGAACAACTTATTGGCTATGTTACCAAGTTAGATATTGCTACTCAGGAATTGATTGAATATTCATCTTAAGAATAATATATAGGTATTCCGCGGCGCGCGTGCCCATTTGGTCTGCAGGCAGAATAATAGCTGCATAATTTAGCAGAACAATAGCTGCCTAATTTAGCAGAATTATATCCCGCAACTAGCGGAAAAATCTTTATGCCCATCCGACAGGATAGGTGTTCCGCGGCGCGCGGGCCCATTTGGTCTGCAGGCAGAACAATAACTGCCTAATTTGGCAGAATAATAACTGCATAATTTAGCAGAATTATATCCCGCAACTAGCGGAAAAATCTTTATGCCCATCCGACAGGATAGGTTTATAATTAAAAAAAACACATCCACCCATCTAATAGGTTAATTATTTTTTTCATAAAATTACTGAATCAATACCTTTGTAAGCTTATCCATCATAGTCCATGTATATTTTAATCCATCTACAGTATCAGATGCAATTTTGACACTATTTCTGCCATCATCCAATACTTTGGCTACGTTTTTGTACGCATTGTATTTATTGCGATGAAGTTCATCTAGAACCGTGTAACTTTGACCTTTTTTTTGAGCAATTAAAATTTCGGTATTTGCTCGTTTTACTTGATTTTGTGCAAGTTCATTATTATAATCTGTATGTCTTCTTATATGATACAACATTTTAGTTGCATCATTAAGTTTATCTTCGACTTCCTTAAATAGTGTATCGACATCCGGGTTGGTAGTCATGATTGCAGTCAAAATTAAAGTCTAATAACAACAACAATGTGAATAAGTTATTTAAAATAAAAAATTCAAATTTGACAAAATATTATGTCAACATAGAAATTTCATATTTAATAGAATCAATAGCTTTCTTATACATATTAGGCGCTATAAAACTCAATATTACACATGCAGAGCGTCGAGTTCAGTCTTCAAATTATTAAGCTTTGATTTAATTTCATCCGAATTAGTGGCTGAATGGGTCTTAATATCCGTAATTTGCTGACGTTGTTGCGATACTAGAGTTTCAATCTCAGTTTTCTGACGCTGAATAAGTTCTGTCAACGCGAGTTTGTGATTAGATTCAGTTGCATTAACTTGCATCGTAGCAATTACTGCAGTTTGTTGTAGTTGAGATTCAATACCCATAATCTGTGTTTGGATGATAAGTTCCAATGATGTCTGTGCTGCTTTTACATTTATAATTGCTGCATTAATCTTACCTTCATTATCATTCCTAATATGCTCCAAGTCCGATTTAGATTTAGCAACTTTGTTTTCATGTTTTGTTGATTGGAATTCCAAAGCTGTCTTATTTTCAGCATTTGCAATTTCACATACACGTTGGGCTACATCGTATGATGTGGATGCATTAAGTCTAATATTATTAAGTTCTGATTTAGCTGTAGCAAGCACTACCCGTGCCACAATAATCGGATCATATGTATTTTTAACGTTTTCAGCCATGATTTATAAATGCGTTACTGTAGTCGAACACTGCGCTGCGGAGAGAATTAAATTTAAGCTAAATAAGTGTATTAGTTGATATAAATTATATATAATGGGACTATTCAAATTTGAATTTTTGTAATCATGAATATATAAACTAATTCTGATACCCTCTAATACAACATATTCACATAGATGTCAAGTCGTAAAAAAATACTTAAACGGAGAAAATCTAGATGGAACGACGAATATAGATTGCCAATTGTGCAGGCTGCGGTCTTTGTATGGCGGAATGGCGGAATGAACACAATACAAATTGAAAAAAAATTTGGAATACCACCTCGTACACTTAAACGATATGTTACATGGTCTGAGGATCCTGAAAGTCCAATTTATCTGAAAGAGACTATATATGAGTATGAAAATAGATGTAATATATCAATACTTGTTGATTCAAGCAAATCTATTATAAATGAACTACTAAATTCAGATCCAGTAGATAAATTTGATAATATTTATGAATCTGAGAATATTGATGATATCATGCTTGTTTAGTGACACTATTCTGCAAAATTATACAGTAATTAATCCGCCCAGTTGCGCCGCGGGATACGATTCTGCCAGTTATGCTAAATTCTTCAGACCAATGGGCCCGCGCGCCGCGGAGATAATGGGCCCGCATTATGCGGGATATGATTCTGCCAGTTATGCTAAATTCTTCAGACCAATGGGCCTGCATTATGCGGAGATAATGGGCCCGCATTATGCGGGATACGATTCTGCCAGTTATGCTAAATTCTTCAGACCAATGGGCCCGCGCGCCGCGGAGATAATGGGCCCGCGCGCCGCGGAGATAATGGGCCCGCGCGCCGCGGATACAATGGGCCCGCGCGCCGCGGAGACACTTTGAAGTTGTTTGTGTGAATGCATATTTTTTATAATATATGTACATGATGGACAGATATATTCGCTTTTTTGATCTAAATTTCTATTTACTTTTTCAATTATTGTGTATGTGGCCAAACATGCCATACATTTTAATTGACATACAGTGTTAATATCTGTGTTTCCACAGTCTATACAATATACTATATCATGGTTGAATATATGAATATTTTTCTGACATTTTAGGCAACAATATTGAATATCTGGAGAATTCATAGTAAAATATGAGATCTATCTAAATATATTAAGTTATATATTAAATAAATTGGGTTATTCATTTTTTATATAACTTAATATAGTAAACATATAAAAAATATGAATGTAACATATATTATTGCAATATGTATAGTTATCATTATTATAATAATATCAATATATACATCTAATTATATTATAATTCCATTCGGGGTAGTTATTTTAGGATTATTAAGTGCTACATATCATATACATAGCAAAAAATCTGGTATGGCTGAACAAATCGTATCATTTAATACCGCGGGGCGCGCGGACCCATTCAACCGCGGAGCGCGAATGATAAGACTTTATTAGATAATTGGATCGATTTATTTGAATTATTTGAATTATTATCAACTAAAATCATTTCATTATTTTAAGTCTCAAAGTATGTGTGTCATTAGTTTCCGAGAGAACACCACGGTATCTCATTTATGAATGCGACACATATACAGGACTTGAGGGGGGTAGGCTTCCACGCATAATCACATGATGATTTTTTAAGTAAATATTACGCGCTGCACCTACGTACCGATATACATCATATTCACAAAATGGACATTTGAATGTCTTAGATACACCTAACGCGTGTTTGAGTTTCCCACAGTAAGAACAGGTCTTACTTATATATTCTTCAGTGCAATCAACAACTTTACCTCCTCTTAAAGCTGTTTTATATTTTAATAATTCACGAAACGTATAATGTGCCCATAAATACATTCGACGTGCTGTATCTTTACCTATGTTTCAATATTTTTTATTACACATTTAATATTGAACTTTGGATAGATTATCGTCTTATAATTATCAGATAAGAACTTCGATGTTTTATGATGCATATCATGGGTCATATTATTTATTTTAAGTTGGACAAATTGCATTTCTTAAGTTTATACCGATGAAAATAAACAAGTATTGAAATTAATATTCAACAAGGGGATTACCCGGCTATCATAAATATCATCCAGAATTTTATTCCGAGTTGTGGGGGATACAGTCATTAATCCATTAGTAACCGGCGCTCCGATTGTCGAAGATCATAAAACCCTAACTTTTAGTTTGTAGGTTTTTATATATTTATTTTTATAATATTTATATATATATATATATATATATATATATATATAAATTTTAGTCGTAATGATAGTATGATTGTTAATAGTCAAATTTTAATATGTGTTATAATTATTTTAGTTATTGTCGCAATTACATTAGGTATGATTAATATATTAGGTCATTATAAACATAAATATATAGCATCTGCGGAACCTATCGAAACTATTGGTGGTAAAATAACTGTTACTGATGATGTATGTACATGCGTTAATAAATTTAATAAAACAGGCTTAATTGATGATATTCTAAATAAAACACTAAATCCAATATTATATGTTCGAAATATTAAAGAAAGGTTAAAATATGTTCCATCATGTTATTATTATACTACCAAACATCTTGATCAATTTAAATTACTTATTAGTGAAATTCATTTCTGTACAACAGCTAATAAGTCTCAAAATGATCGGTTTACGTTAGTATATGCAGGATCATCACCTAATCATAAAGGATTTATTCTTAATAAAATGTTTCCGAATATGCTAGCTATATTGATTGATCCGGTTGAACATTTAATTTATAAATCTAATAGTAGAAATCATTATAATGTTCCAAATAATCAAGTATTATATTTCTGCTGTGCTGATACAAACCTATATAATTTAAAAAATAGAATAGTAAATATTTTCGATGGCACTAAAATAAAAAAACTTGATCGCAATAGTGATGAAGTAAAATCAATATCCGAAAAATGGCGATCAAGTGCAGTTATTGATAATAGTTATTTAGAAGTTATCAAACAAATTATGGTTAGTAATAATACATATAATAATATCATTATTGAAGATTTTTTCAAAGATAATACAGCAGAATTTTTCAAACATATACCAAATATTATATTTGTAAGTAATATATTAAAAAATAGTAAACACAATATTACTGATCTTGATATATGTGGTACTAGTGCTATGACATTATCATGGATAAATACAATGCAACCTAGATTATCAATGTTAAAATTTCAAACGCCATATTTTAATAATAAAAAATTATTGGATAATACAGAAAAATATAAATACTATTTTGATAAAGTTAAACACCAAGTTGATTTTATCTCAGACTATCCGAAAACGAAATTTAATTATATAATTGGTGATGAAATTATACAAGCATATGATTGTACAACAAGTAGTGAAACCCAATTAATATTTGGAAATCTTAAATTTGGCTTATATGATTATATTAAACGTAGAGAAAATCTATTTTATTATAATCAAATCCAAAAGCAATATGGGTTTTATAAATCAAACACAGATAATATATCTGGAATTGATAATTGTGGCGATTGCTCACTAGCACAACTTATAATCGAAAATTATAAATCAAAATATATGATTATTAATAAAAATATAACAATTGCAAATATAACAATTGCAAATATATTATCATTGTTACGTATAACACTTAATATAGGTTATCACGGTAAATTTTTATTATTAAATAAAAATATTACAGATATTTATAAAATACAAGGTAATATATTACTTAACGTATATATATTAAGTATAATAAAAAATACATATCTGAAACCTATCGATATCAATATAGAAAAACGATATCAGATTAAAACAAATTTAAATATACGAAGTATTTTATCATGTTTAGCAAAACGATATATTGTTAATGAAGAACATAATGATATATTAAAATTTAGGTCTGGATTGATGCTATTTTTATCATATAATAGTACTTGGCATAACCAAAATTTAATATATGAATATTTTTATTACTATCTGACTATAATCCATGGATTAACAAAATCTAATACAACTAAGTTATTAACTGAATTAAATAATTTATATAATGATATACATAATGCAGATTACAGTAATAAATCGGATATTATTATTGAATCATTCCCAAATAAAATCGTTGCAAAATATAAAGATTTTAAACTTGATATTTCTAAAGACTGGTATTATATTGATGATATATTATATAATAAAGATGTACGAGAAATATATTTAAATGCAATTATGTACGATTCTAGAATATCATACGGAGGTTTTATAAATATCCCAGAAATTATATATGATATTATTGATATAGTTGATTACGATAATTTATACGAATTATCACTTGGATTACATGATATGAATTTTAATAACTGGACTCAGAATAATATAAAAGTAACTAATTTTACATATATTGATTGTAATGGTGTAAATAATGTTAAATCAATATCTGATTTAAAACCAATACATGCAAGAACTATAATATATGGATATTATAATATATCACCTATATTTTCGGAATATCTAATAACCAAAATTTCAAATGATATATTATTGATATTTATTACATTAGATACAGAAAAAACTGTACATCCGTTAAACGGATATAGTATACAAGTTCCATATTCTGCAATAAATTTTATGAAAGAACAAGTTTCATATTATATTACCCATATTACATTCCATTTTCAAGGACCTCTCGAAGTTATATATAAAATTAAAAGTTTTTATGAAAAAACTATTTAACATATATACTACACTGCCGCCTCAGACGTTAGTTGAAATTGGCATTTTTTACTTCATAGATTTATGATATGTTCAACTAAAATCATTTCATTACTTTAAGTCTCAAAGTGACCCTCACGGATACATGTTCTGTGTACATTTGTATGCGGCTCAACCCATTTATATTATGACCCTCACGATTCAATCCGAAAAAAAAGCCCGTGATGTTTAGGAGATATTATTAAACGATATCTATATTCATATTTGTTTACATAAGTGATAATAAAATGAAATGTGGTTAGATTGAGAAATATAAGGCGAAAAGTGTGCAAAAGTGTGCAAAATTAATAAAAAGTAATAATATAAAACAGGGTTTAATTATTGACCTTTAGAACTTTTATTTTTTTATCACATATTTCTTATAATATATATATGATGGACATTTATAATCCGTCAAGCAATATAAAGGTTGAGTCGACAGTAAAATAATAATATATGTAGCAAAAAACAACAATATTTATACATAATACTTGAGTATTATCCGGCCAAATTGGCCTTGGTGATATGGGTCCACGTGCTGCTATATCTATTGTATCTATTATAAATAAAACAAGTATTTGAATATAAATTACGGTTATTCATTTTTTTTATATATATTATATAAAATACTGTTGAACAAATCCAAAGATGCAGACAGAATATACTATTGCAATATGTATAGTATTTTCAATTATTATTATTGCAATATATACTTCAAATTTAATTGTAATCCCCTTTGGGATATGTATTATAGCTTTATTAAGTGCTGGACTTATTAATTTTCATATATATCCCAAAATGAATTACAATAGATCTCAGCAACTGGTTATTAGTACATCTGGTGGATATGATTCCGTATATACAGCATTGAAACATACCAAGAAACCAATATACTTCAAATACCAGAGTGTTACAGTATTATATAATTGGATTGATTTATTTGAACTATTATTTACTCAGAGTTACCCACATGTAGTCCCTAAATCATTTAAAATATCGAAAACCCGTATTAATTATTCGAATATTGACACTGAATATCATAATCGATTAGGTGACAAATGGATATTTGAAGAATATAGTCGACCATCTGCTAATCATAAAAAATTAATAGTATACGCAGACAAAATACATCCAATATTGCAAAACTATATCAAATATAATTCGAAAGGCACCGCTATACTTTATCAAAAAGTTGAAAATATAAAAGAATCGATCTCCTTTATTTATACAATCACAGTTCATAATCGTGTTATATCATCAACAATATCCGTAGCAACAGAGATACCCGATATAGTAATAAATATAATGAAATCCATATCAATTATTGTTGACACATGTGTATTAGTTCCATCAGGATCAATGCATAAAGATATTATTAAATGGTATAAAATAAATATGGTTAGATTAATTAATACTATTGATAATTTTAAAAATTATACTGAACAAATATTCCAAAATTATACTGAATACATAATCACTGACTGGATCCCACTTAATACATATCCAGATAAAACACTCAAGATTATTCCAATAAATACTATTCCAGCTCCTAATAACAGACCCACTTATACATTTGATGTAGAACGGTTGAATCAACGGGATTTCCTAGCATATACCATTAAAAATAAATGGCGTAGAGTAGATATTAACGCGGTAGCTACAATGAAAATACCGGTTGATTTACATTTCTATTTAAGTGCTAATTCATCATATAATATGGCAATTAAAAATGCTCCTGCTCGAGTTCAAGGACGGTTAGATGTAATTGCATTATCAAATAAAGTAAAACTACATAAATTAATAATAAATACACCTCATTTACTTAAATATATCCCAGAATCTATTATTATTCTTCATCAAAAAACTGATCCTGGTAATAAAAATGTTAAAGTTGTACCTACACCAACTGAGCCATGGATTTGGCGTCCCGAATTTGGATGTAGTGGTTGGGGTATTGAAGTTGTTACAAGTAAAGAGGAATTAGATGCGGTTATTGATAAATATGAATATTTCAATGATAAATATAGGTTTGTGTTATCCCGATATATCACAAATCCGAAATTGATAAAAAATCCCGATAATAATCAGTTATATAAATTTCATATCCGTTTATGGGCTATTGTAAGTATTGATAAATATAATGTAATGCGATTTGGATTATTTAATACTGGTAATCTGATTACATCAAATGCTCCATATATAAATAGTGATTATAATAATAAAAAAATACATGATACACATCAAGGAAAATCATTACAAATTTCGGAAGGTAGTTTCCCGCATGATTTCCCAGGAACAGAAGAAGAAAAAGATAAATTATTAATTGATGTCCGGGCTATGTTTAAAGATGTATTTGAAGCAATATCAGATAAAGTAGCAAAAATGGATAAATGTGAATCTGGATTTCAGATATTCGGGATAGATATGATGGTTACGGATGAAAATAAACCAGTATTAATAGAAATTAATAATCAACCAGGATTACCTGGCTATCATAAATATCATCCCGGATATGTAACTCGGCTATCAAAAGAATTTTATTCCGGATTGTGGGATACAGTTATTAACCCATTTGTAACTGGCGCTCCGATTGTTACAGATCATAAAAATATAACATTACTTACAACAATAAAATCCTAACTTCTAGTTATTTTAAGATAGAACATATCCTGCCGGATGGGCGCAGTTATTATCCTGCCGGATTGGCGCAGTTATTATCCTGCCGGATGGGCGCAGTTATTATTCTGCCGGATGGGCGCAGTTATTATCCTGCCGGATGGGCGCAGTTATTATCCTGCCTGATGGGCGCAGTTATTATCCTGCCGGATGGGCGCAGTT